GGAGCCGGGGCCGCTCCGCGTTTTCAGGCCGGGTCATCACCGCGACCCTTGTGCCAAGCCGAGTGCCCGGCGATCCACTCACCGTGCTCATCCAACTTCTCGTCCATGCGTTCCGTGCGTGTGTCGATGCTCGACAGGACCCGCATGTTGGCGTCGTGCGCCGTGTTGTTCTCCCGGCGAGTTCGCTGCACAAGGACGCTGAACAGTCCAGCGACGATCGCGGTGACGACAGCACCGGCAGCGGTGACGAGTTCAGCCATCACAGACGAGGCTTCGCACCGGCTCGGCATGGCCGACGTTCAGCAGGTCCACGGTGAGTGACTCGCCGATCTGGTTGAACAGGTCGCCGGTGATGCACCGGTCACCCTCGCCGGTGATCTGGATGAGGAGATGGTCCGGGTCCTCAGCGAGCCAGTCGAGGCAGAACCGATGGGCGGCACGTCCGGCGGCTTGCTCCAGGTCGTCGTCAGCGTGCAGTGACGGCACGTCGATGGGGAGCAGCAGGCGCGCCTTCATGGTGATACCGAATCCGAGGTCGATGGCGACAGTGTGTTCGTTGGCGGCGGGTGAGTGTTGAACAACGACCGGGTGGATGCGGAGGGCGTCGGCGTGAAGCATGTCGTCAGACTAGCCCGCGTCGGCGGGGCGGCTGCCCCGCCTGGAATCCCCCATCCGGCCGTCAGCCGCGGCTAGGCTGAGGGTGACGGGAAGGAGACCCCGATGAACCACGACCACGAATGGGAACCTGCCGGAGTAACCGGCTGGGACGAGTGCAGCATCTGCGGCATCGTCCAACGTGCCCACCCGCAACCGTTGATGGAAGTGCTGGCTGACCCGGCCACTGTCTACGGCGGCGGCATCGGCCACGTTCAAGACTCGGACACGTCGAAGGCGTGGTCTGAGGCACCCGCCACCAAGACGATGCAGGGCCGGGTCCTGGGTGCGATCCGCACCGCCGGGATGACCGGCCTCACATCAGCCGAAGCGGAGGACCGGCTGAACGGCAAACACCAGTCCGTGTCAGCGGCGATCCGGCACCTGGAACTCGCCGGGCATGTCGTCAAGACGAGTCAGGTGCGGAACCGGCAGCACGCCTACGTGTCCGGGCAGACAGCGAAGGACATGAACCCGGCGGCGCTGCTGCCACCGAACGAGCGCCGCGTGTCATGGAAGCAGCGGCACCGGGCACTCGTCGATGACCTGCTCCGCATCATCGCCGAAGGTCAACCCGGGGCCATGCTCGAAGTTCGTGACCGGGTACGGGTAGAAGCCGAACGAGACTAGGCGGCGACTGGTTCGGCCACGTCGAGGGTGACCCGGTTCGCTCGACCACCGATTGAGTAGCCGCGCAGGTCACCGTTCTTCACGGCATCCCACGCCCAGTCCTGCCACACGACTCCCATGAACGGTGTGTCCGATGGGAACGAGTGCGGGCGAGGCTCCTGGCCGGGCACATCGAGGGTCGTGTCGATCGGGAACGGCCACGTCAAGATCTCAACCATCTCCCCGGCAGGCTCCTCCGAGTGCTGGAGGTAGATCGTGCGGTCACCTTTGCGAACCCATTCCCACAGTGCCTTCTGCAAGTCATCGGCGGCGATCGTTTCGCCGTCTGAGTCGACGGAGCCGGGCACGTAGACGGGACCGAGCGTGTAGCGGTCCTCGGCTTTGATGACCGGCACGAGGCGTTCGACCTCGGCCTGCTTGGCGACCGGCGGTGTCGTGTACGGGCGTGCCCACCCTCGGGCCTCCAGCACTTCTTCGATGACTTCGTGAACGATGGCGACCTCGTGGGTGACGGTCGTCTTGTGGCAGCCGTCGTGCAGGGCGACGAGGGTCGGGTCGTCGGCTGTGTCGATCAAGCGTTTCGACAGGGCCTCAACCTGGGCGAGTCGGGCCTGGGCTTGGGCTTCGGTTGAGTAGCAGCCGAACTGGCGGCCGGTGGTTTCCCCGACGACACACCACTGGCCGTCCTGATATTCGATGCGTTTCGTCACAGTCTGCATCGGCACCTCACCATCATCGGTTCGGGTGGCCTGCTTGCCGTATGGCTGGTTGCCTGTCCGCTGGTAGGCGGCATGGGTTGCGCACGGCATCCAACCGCCCTCCATCTGGTGAGCACCCGAGCATCCGATCGTTTCAGCGTGGGCGGCGGCTTCTGCTCTCGTGTCGAAGATAACCATGCCGTCACGTTAGCCGCCGGAGACAGGCCGGGATGGCCGTTGGATTTTCTGAGCGGATCGGGGAAAAAGGTCTTGACAACCTAACCCGGGGTATGGCATTATGAACTCATGGAAGCAACCACCAACACCGCCACCAGCACCGCAGCCCGGCTCCTCGGCACCAGCATCTTCGCCACCATCGCCCGCCTGCTGGCCGCCTGCCCCGCCATCGCCACCAACACGGCGACCCTGATCTTCTAACCAACCACCAACCAAGGAGAACCCAGCAATGAACATCACCGCCACTGAACTCCAGCCCGGCGACACCATCCACCGGCCCGACCGGCGTGACCTCACAGTCGTCGCCATCATCGGACAGCCCGACATGAGCGAAGCCACCCGAGCCTGGTGGGCGCAGTTCGGCGGCCAGCCCTTCGAGTTGTGGGTCTCGGCACCCGAGGATGTCGACCTGGCCACGGCCTACTTCAACCGCCGGGCGGCCACCCCGATGGGGACGGCCTTCCTGCGGGAGATCCAGTCTCCGAAGCCCGGACACGAAGAAAAGGGCTGGTGCCACTCGTGCGGCACCAACACCAAGTTCCTCATCGCCGACCGCACCCCGACCGCCCACTGACGCGGCTCGACATCGTTCACCGGGTCGAAGTCACCGAACTCGGCTAGGCCCCACCCCTGACCCGGACCGCCGGGCACCCCGAGCAAGACGGGGCAGGGGACGAAGCAAGCAACCACCAACCAGCAAGGAGCACAGCAATGAACATCACCGTCGAACCCGACTGCCCATCCCGCGACGTGAAGGTGGAACGCCTTTCCCCGTCCAAATTCGTGGTCACGATCGGCACCGTGCAGATGACCCTCAACGTCTGGCAGGCTGCGGCACTGTGCAACGGCCTGCATGCCAAACTCGCCTGACCTACTCGCAGCGTGGTGGCTGCGGCGGCCCCGGTCTACTCCAGGCCGGGGCCGCCTGCTACCCTGGAGGCCTGATGACACTGACACCCGACGAGTCCCGCCGCTTGGCCCGAGCCGTAAGCGCCCCGCCGTTGAGCGACTGGCCAGTAGACGACAGGATGGCGCTCGCCCAGCAGGCCGAGACTCACGGCCTGGACAGCCTGACTGGTCGGCAGCGCCGGGCCGTGGCGGCGTCGCTGCGGGCCGTCACCCGGCGGCAGCGGCAACTGCCGCGCGGGCTTCGTTCAGGTTCGTAGCACGGCCAGCCGTGGCCTCTGCGATGAAGCCTTCGATCATGTCGGCCGTAATGACATCATCAGCAAACGCCACGGCTTGCCGGTTGAGTACGACCATGTAAGACCCTCCGAAGTCTGCGCCGACGATCGCGTCGTAGCCGAGTGTGGCGGCGGCGTAGCCGGGGTCTCCGGTCATGGCCGCCAACTCGTCCAGGATGGTGAGGTCGTCGGTGTCGATCGCGCGACGGATGGCGTCCATGAGATGGCGGCGGAGATGGTCGGGGTGGCCAGATGCTGCGGCCACAAAGAAGTCCAGCGGTGTCGTCGGGTCAGCCCGCAATGTGCCAGCAGCAGCGCGCGCACCGTCACCCAGCACCCTCGCTGCCTCCTGTGCCTCAGCGCCAGTCAGCGTGCGGGCATCGGGCTTCAGCACGGCCCGAGTGGCCACGCCACGCCGACCGACGTACTGATTGACGAGGGCGAGGCGGTTCCCCAAGTCACCTGCGGATGACCTGGGGAGCGAGTCGAAGTATTGGCCGTGGCCGTAGATGCCCTGGCCAGGGTAGAAGTCGCCGCCCTTCAGGGCGTCCATGAACTCCTCGGCCGCTTCGCCACGCATGATCTCGGTGCCGCCCTGGTCGATGAGGTCGTCCAGCACGGCGTTGGGCACCACATCCGGCAGGTCGTCGAAGCCTTGCACCTCCCTCAAGGTTCGCAGGTGCCGATCATGTCGGATGATGCGATCACCCGTGTCAATCACCTCGTCGCGCAGGCCGAGGCGGCCGACAGGACCATGCGAATGATGCACCGGCAGTTCGGATGGGCCGGGCAAACCGTCGGGAGTGCGGGCGGCCATGTCGTCGATGGCGGCCAGCGGATCATCGACATGGCGCGCTGCCGTTGTCGGCGACACTGCTGGAACTGGTGGCGGCCCCGGCGCTGGCACCGGTCGCGGCGGCGGGGCGACGGGCGGCGCTGCCGGAGGCACCACCACTGGGGCGGCAGCCGCCGGGAACCCAGCGACCGGCGTCACCCCAGCCTGCCATCCGTCAGCGAACACGTAGCGGAACGGATCACCGGGCACGCCCAGGCCGAACCGTTGCGGAGCGCCCGACAGGTTCGGGACCATGCGGATGATGCACCGGCAGTTCGGATGCCGTGGTGGCCGCTGGTGGCCTGTTGAGAACGCACCCTGGATGGGGACACGTTGCCCGCCGAGGGCTTGACAGAGATCACACACGTCGAACGGGCCAGTCACCCACTCCTTCTGAGCAGCCGGACCGACCAAGCCGGACGCTTGAGCCTGATTCATCATGTCCTGCTGCGCCAAGTTCTGGATGATGTTCGTTTCGGTGCGGGCGATCATCCTCGCCCGGGATCGGCGGAGCCGGTCGCCGTATGCTCGGGTCCTGCGGTCGAGGATGCCTCGGGCACGGGCACCGGTGACGCCTCGGTCAGCCAACTGCCCGGCCACCGTGTCGGCGTGCCGGTTGACGGCCGTCGCCCAACGTGGAAACAGCCCGTTCGTGAACGAGCCTCGGTAGGCGGCAGCGTCAGCCGGAGTGAGCACCATCTGCGCCGGGGTCGTGTCGGACAGGATGTCGAACACGGCGCGGGCGGTCTGCCCGGTGGTGCGGCCAGTGACCACCCGACCGGCTGTGAACGGCTGCACGGCTGCGAACTGCTGGACGGTCGTGAACCCTGCCTCGACCTGCGTGCCGATCATGGCGGCCTGCTGGCGGCCCAGGTTCGCCAGGGTCAGCCCAGACTGGGTGCGGGCAGTGGCGATTCCAGCAGACGCGGCGGGTGCCCGGTCGAACGACGGCAGGTCCACATCCCACTTCAGGTTGACGTTCTTCGCTTTGACGATGTTCGTGCGGACCCGCACGACGGAGCCTCGGCGGATGAGTTCCCGGTTGATCTCGACAGTGATGCGGGCCGCAGCATCGGCAGCCTCGGCTGCCCAGATGTCGTACATGGCTCGCTGTAGCGGCTCCGGGTCGATGCGGGCGAGGGACTCCTCGGCGACCTGCACGGGTGACAGGCGGCCCCGCAGGCCGTCCTCCAGCACGTCGACCGGGAACTCGGCGAGGGCTGCCTCCAGGGCTTGACCGAGGCGATGCTCACCGCCACGGAGGCGGGCGTCACCAGTTGGACGGAACTCGTGGCGATGATTGCTCCGCGCCTGCTTCGACGTGAGCAGCACGCGGGTCACGCTAGGACCTCGGCCTCCTCGGCGGGCATCCCAGCGAGGTCACGCAGCCAGTCGGTCATGCCGTCGTCGGGGAGGAGGGCACCGGAGCCGGTCAACTTCGACACGTAGTCGGCGACCTCGCCGAGATCGACAGTCGTTGGGGCGGTCGCAACGAGGATCGGGAACTCGTCCTCGGGGACACCGTTGAGGCGCATGAGTCGGGGGATGGCGTGCTTGTTGAACACGTCGGAGATGCCGTCGAGCCACGCCCCGATCGACTCGTGGAACAGGCTGATCTTCGACACGGACAGGGCTTGAGTCCCTACCCGGTCGTGACCCAGGAGGATGAAGTCCGCCAACACGGACATGGCGATGCGGGCGTCGTATCGGGCGGCGATTGCGTTCGTGTCGAACTGGCGGCGGCCACCGGTGCTGAGCAGTTGAATGTCGTACGCCTTCTGCTTCGTGTCTGGGTCGTACGCCAGCGGGAACACGAGCCCCTCCTGCTCGTCGCGCCTGATGTTGCGCACGATGTCCTTGATGGCGTCAAGGGCCGCTGATTCCTGGCTGGTTGCATTGTCGCTGAGCAACTGCGGCGGCACGAACGCGACCGGTAGCCCGGCGAGGTCACGCTCAATGCCGATCGCTTCGATCTCTAGGATGCGGCGCTGGTAGTACCACGGCACGTAAGCGTTGCGGAGCACGGACCGGCCACGAGGGTTGTTCATCTTCGTCGTCGTGCGGAACAGCAGCGCCTTCTCAATCGGGATCGTGACCCGGCCTGACCCGGAGGTCATGTCGTTCTGGATCACAGCGTCGATGCCGCCATGCTCGTCGAACACCCACTCGTCGATCGTGTCCTGCGCGCGGATCGGCAACTTGCGCCACCCGATGCGGCCGTCATCGAAGCGGCTGGATGACCCGTCCTGCTGATGACCTTCCCGGCGCTTGTACACGATCTCGTTGACGCAGAACCCGTATGTCAGCATCGACAGGATGTTCGTGATCGTGTCCCGCCACGACGCCGACATATCGTCCATACATCCGGCGACGAACTGGGCTTGGTCGATGGCTGCCTGATTGTTCTCATCAGCCGGGCGAACGCTCCACTCGACGGATCGGAACTGCATCTCGACGGCGTGCAATATCGCCCCGATGACGGGATGGTTGTCGGCCATCTCGCGGAACACGGCTGTCGCCTTCGGTCCCTGCAATGCTCGGAGGAAGTCCTCCTGCACGCGCCCGCCGTAGATCGTGAGGCCGGTTGATCCGACCTCAGCGAAGTCAGTGGAGCGCGGGCGCACCTGCTTAGCGGTTCTCGGCTTCGGTTGGTTCATGTGATAGCCCAGGGCGACGACTGCGACAGACCGGAGGGTACTACAGCCGGTGGTGCTTGCTGGCCCACTAGCAGGTCGGTGACCGCCCAGACGAGGGCGTCAACCCGATCTGGGGACACGCCTTCGCCGGGCACCCACGAGCATTGCTGATCCTCCAGGGCTGGGAACCCGCCGACGTGATGGATGCGGCCCTGCTCGTACAGGGCAGCGACCGGTTCGGCTCTCGTGCGTTTGCCTCTGGATGCGTGAACGAGTCTGACTGGCACTGTCGGGTCGACAGTGGCGAGTGTGTGCCGCACCATGTCGCCTCCTTGGTTGGCTTCGGCAACGATGCGGTCGGCGCGCAGCGTGTGGTACAGGGCGATGGCTTGACTGGCCCACTCTGCGGGGGAGCCTCGGGTGGAGCGATCATCAACAACGTAGCCGTGGCCGCCCTCGTCAACACCGACAGCGACGATGCCGGTCTCGGCCGAGTCGGGGCCAGCGGACACCGCCGGGTCGACAGCGACAACGAGCCGAGTCAGGTCCGGCACTTCACGCACCCGATGCTCGTCCAGCAGGATGCGGGACCAGAGGGCACCCTCGGCGTCGTCGAGGATCTCGGCGTGGAGTTCCTGACGGCCGAGGCGGGTGCCTTCGTAGCGGCCGGTGATCTCGTCGAGGAACGACGGTGCAAGGTTCGCAGCGTTGTCGAACGTCGACCCGGTGACGACCCGGACCCCAGCCCGGTTGATCAGGCTCTTGATGAGCGCAATCGGTCTCGGCGTTGTCGTGACGATGGCGCGGGGCTGGTCGCCGATTCGCAGCCCCATCATCAGCATGTCCCACGCGTCCGGGTACCGCCATGCCGCTAACTCGTCGGCCCACGCCAGGTCATGGTTCGGGCCACGCAGCCGGTCCGGCTGGTCTGCCGAGTAGGCGGTAGCGACTGCGCCGTTGCGGAACGTGACCCGGCGTTTCGACGGCTCATACTCGGGCAGGTTCCACGGTGGGAACACTCGCATCAGCCCCGACTCGCCCTCGATCATCGTGTCCCGCACGTCGGCGGCGGTTGGGCCGACGAGGGCGATGCGTCCGGCACGCCCGGCTTCGACCTCTCGGCGTATCGCCTCCGCGCCGGTGCGGGTCTTGCCCCAGCCGCGGCCAGCGAGATACAGCATGATGAACCAGTCGAGGTCGCCGGGGAGTTGCTGATCCGGGCGGCCCCATAGGCTCCAGTCGTAGAGGGCGGCTTCGACCTGCCGGTCATCCAACCCGGCGAGCACCTGATCGAGCACCCTGGTCGGGAGGGCAGCGAGGCGCTGCGCCGGAGACAGATCACTCGTCATCGACCGGGACAGCATCGAGGACCGCCGGGTCGCGGGCAGCGATCTCCGCAAGCCGGTCACGGAGAATCTGCCCCACGTCCGTAGCGATCTCAAGCGGGCCACCGTCCGCGCCAGTCACGGTGTGCTGCCGGGGAGCGTCGAGGCCCCACAGTTCGGCGCGGCGCTTCTCGATGCGGAGACACCGGTCGATCGCGGACAAGTCGCCCTTCACCGCTGCCCGGTACGCCTCCGTGAAAATGCGGTCGAGGCGTTCCGACTGGATGATGCGCTGCTGCTCGACCGTTTCGATCGCCCACCGTTCCAGCGCCGAGTCGTAGGCGTGCTTCGCTCCCTGCCTACCGGCGTAGCCGACGCGTTGCGCGATCTGGTCGAACGACAACCCAGCGCAGCGGAGTTCGAGGACGGCCCGGTACTTCTCGGCGACCTCCGGGGAGATTTGCTTCACGGACGCTCCGCGGTCTGCCCGGTTGCTTCCTCCCAACGGGTGACGATCACGTCGCAGTAGCCGGGGTCCAGTTCCATCGTGTAGCAGCGTCGCCCGGTTGCCTCGCACGCCATCAGCGTCGAACCGGACCCGGCGTACAGGTCAAGCACCGACCAGCCGTCCTTGATCCAGCGGTCCATGAAAAACTTCGCCAGAGCGACCGGCTTCTGGGTCGGGTGGATGCGGCGGCTGGTGTCCTCGTCTTTGGCATTGAGGCCGTTCCATCCGGTCCAGAGGATGCGGGCCAACTCCCGGCGGTGGGATTGGCGCGACCAGCACAGTTCGAACGCGTTGCCGATGACCTTGTCGAAGTTCAGGGTTCCGTCTTCTCGCTTGTCCCACACCACCCAAGAGCCACCGGACGGAATCGTGCCCCGGTAATAGTCGGCACCCCACCAGAACTGCTCCTCCACGTCAGCGAACGCCTCGATGAGCGGCGCTGCGTCATACGGCGCGTCGTCTCCGAGGACGGGGCGGAACGTATTCGACTTGCGGCTCTTGTTTTTGAACGTGTGCATGGCTGCGTAGTCAGTCTGAAGGTTCATGCCATACGGCGGGTCGGTGTAGATCGCGTCCGGGCGTGCCCCATCCAGCAGCAACGCCCGGTCGGCCTCATCGGTCGCGTCGCCACACACCAAGCGATGCTGACCGAGAATAATGAGGTCGCCACGTTCGGTGATCGGATCGTCTGGCACCGCTCCAGCGCCAGCACCCGGGTCATCGTTTACGTCGGTCGTAATGTCGCCGAGGAGGTCGTCGAGGTCGTCGCCGTCATAGCCGGAGCCGAGCAGATCATCCGTCGACGCCAACCCGGCGAGGAGTTCCGTCAACAGGTCGTTGTCGTAGGTGGCGAGATCGTTCGTGCGGTTGTCGGCGAGGAGGATGCGGCGGGCTTGTGTGTCGTCGCAGTCGACCCACCAGACGGGCAGCGACTCGATGCCGAGTTGGCGGGCGGCTTGGAGGCGGTGGTTACCGGCGAGGACATGCCCGGTGGAGTGCTGGGCGACAAGCGTGCCGTACCAGCCGTTCTGTTCGATGCTCTGGGTGATGGCTCCGATGTCGCCTTGCCGCGGGTTGTCGGGGTGCGGGGTGAGCCGGTCGATGGGGGTAATGGTGATCTCGGGTTCTGGCATGTCCATGACTCTAGTGTCCAGAGGACGGTCCAGGGTGCGATGCGGGTCGCCGTGTTGCCGGGGCGGCTCGCGTAGCCTTGACCGGCATGGATGACGGCGAGGATTGGCGGGGGCGGGCGGCGTGCCGGGGTGCTCCGACGTGGTGGTTCTTTCCTGAGGTTGGGGCGCGGGCGTCGGCTCAGGCTGTCGAGTTGTGCGGGTCGTGTCCGGTGCGGGAGGCGTGCCTGGAGTCGTCGTTGTGGCCGTTGGAGCAGGGCGTGTGGGGTGGCCTGGGGGAGCGGCAGCGGCGGAGGTTGCGGGAGCGGCGTCGAAGAATCTGACGGTTCGGGCGAATCCCCATAGCCTCGGCTAGCCGGAACGGCTAAACTGTTAGCAACCAACCAAGGAGAACCACATGACCACCCTCATGCCACTGTCGGAGACTGAGGTTTTCGACCTGATCTGCAAGCAAGCCGACGTGCTCGCCCAGTCGGGCATCGTCCCGGCTGCGTACCGGCGAAAGCCGACAGACATCATCGCTGCTGGACTCGCCGGGCGAGCCTACGGATGGGACGCCATGACGGCGCTCCGCAACTTCCATGTCATCGAAGGCACCGCCTCGCTGCGACCCGAAGCGATGCTCGGTCTCGTCCGACAGGCCGGGCACTCCGTCACCATCGACGTGCAGCCCGGTGTTGCCACAGCGACCGGCAAGCGAGCCGACACCGGTGACCAGCATCAGGCCGTGTTCACCATCGGCGACGCTCAGAACGCCGGACTAGCCGGGAAGAAGAACTGGAAACAGTACGAGGGCGCGATGCTGACGTGGCGGGCCGTGTCGGCCTTGTGCCGGGTGCTGTTCCCCGACGTGGTGCTTGGCGCTGGCTACGTGCCGGAGGAGATCGGCGGCGACGTGGACAGCAACGGTGAAGTGCTGGAAGCCGAAACAGTCGACCCGCCTGCCCTGGAGGTGGCACCCGAACCGATCGCCTACGCCACCGCCGACGAGATCGACGCCCTACGACAGAGCATCGGGTTGTTGGATGTTGTCGACCGTGAGTTGTTGAAGGCCTGGTGGAAGGATGAGGGCATCCCGCCGCTCGACTCCGGCAAGGTGCCCGCCGACCGGCTCGACGACATCTGGAGCCAACTCGGCGCAGACATCGAACCCGACCCGGTAGCAGTAACCTGAAAACCTGATGACCCCGGCCGGGGGGAACCTGCGGCCGGGGTCACCATGCACGGAAGGAGAACCGATGCCCCAACATCCTAACCCGCCGCCCGACGAAACAGTGACCCTCGACTTCGACAGGTTGGAGGACGCGCTCGCCCTGCTCGACGGTGCCCTGCTGGAAGCCAACGACGAGGACCCGCAGTTCCTCGCTGCCCTGCTGCTGGACCTACGGAACCTGAAACACCTGCTCGCCATCGTTTACAAGTCGGCCGAGCAGGCGTTGATCCGCAGCCTCGGTGACCGCCGGAACCTGGAAACCGGCGACGGGTTGTACGAGGTGCGCCGGTCGATGAAACGCACCGGCTGGGATCACGACGAACTGTGGCGGCATGTCGTGGCCCGTGCCCGCGACGAACGGCGGGTCGACGAGGCGACCGGCGAGTACGAATCCGAGTCGGAGGCCATCGCCCGTGTCCTGTTCCGATGCGCCCGCCCGTCTTGGCGGCTGACAGCACTCCGCGACATGGGCCTCGACCCGGACGAGTTCTGCAAGGTCGAACCCGACGCCCTGAGTGTGCAACTCCCAGCGAGGCGGCTGACATGATCCAATCCGACACCGGCCCGTTCGCGATCATCCCCGAATGGGTGCTCGACCACGCTGACCTGCCGCACGGGGCGGTGCGCCTGTACGGGGTGCTCGGCCGGTACGCCGACGATCAGGGCCGATGCTGGCCATCCAGGTTGACGCTCGCCCGGCGGCTCGGCTGCTCAACCGGCACCGTGGACCGGTGGGCCATCGCCCTCGTGGACGCTGAGGCGCTGCACGTGGAGCGCCGCAAGCAGGACGCCGGGCACAACCTGACGAACCTGTGGACGATCTTCCGCACCGACCCGCAACATAGGGGAGGGGGAGGCGCATCCACGCGGGGAGGGGGCCGCACAGATGCGGGGAGGGGGGCCGCGTCAGTGCGGCCCAGAACTAGAACCAAGGAACGAGAACCACAGAAGGGAGGCGGTAGGTCCCTGCCCACCGCTGACCTGCTAGCGGCTATGATCGAAGAAGAAACCAACCAGAAGGAGAACCAGCAATGAAAGTCACAACCACTGTCGATCTGAGGCACCCAGGGCAACGTGAACATGCGCTGCTGCTGAACATGGACGACCTGAAGGAGTACGTCGGCGCGGCCGACGGCAGCAACCTGCTCGTCCACGACACGGAGCAGGGCTGGTTCCCGCCGGACGAGTCCCGGTGGTCGGTGCGGCTCCACCTGCTGGAGTTCATCGACACGGAACCCGACCCGGAACCCGATGACGAGGCACCCATCGACCCGCTGGCCGACGTGAACTGGGCCGACAGGATGCCGACGTACAGGCTTGGCACGGGCCAGCGATACCCGAAGGGGTACACGGCGGCGTGGGCTGCGGCGTATGTGCAGCAGATGCGAGCCGGGTACTCGTTGCAGCCGGGCCAGCGACTCGCTGAGGTCACCGGCTTCACTCCCGGCCAGGTGTCGCAGATCATCAGCCGGGCACGCCGCGACGGGCTGCTGACCGGCACGAAGCAGGGCACCCCGGGTGGCGAGTTGACGCCAGCGTGCCTCGACCTGCTCACCAACTACGCCGAGGTGCGAGGCTGGTGACCCGCCGAGGAGTACTGGAGGCGCTAAAGGTCCTGACGACCGCCCACGACCAGACGCTGGAACGGGCGAGGGTCGACGTGTACTGCGCTGCGCTCGACGACCTCAACGACGACGCCTTGATGGCTGCCGCCCGAACACTTGTTCGGGTGTCGAAGTGGTTTCCGAAACCAGCGGAGATCCGTGAGGAAGTAATCGTCCGGCAGGTCGGCGATGACCTGCCGGACGGGGCGACCGCCTGGGCGCAAGTCTGCGAACAGATTCGGGCGACCGGCCGGGCAGAAACTCCTGAGTGGGGCAACGACCTGACCGGTGCCGCCGTGAAGGCTGCGGGCGGGTGGCGCACATTGTGCGATTCGGGCCGCCCGGACCTAGACCGGCGACGGTTCCTCGACGAGTACGCCCGCCTGCTCGCAGCGGAACGACGTGCAAGGATGGCCGGATGAGCAGGGACCGTTGGGCTAGCCGCCTGCGATCATCACGGAGAAGGGCAACCTCCGGGGGACGTGTCTTTGATCTCGCGGACGCTCCGGTCAAGGTTGCCTGCCCGGCGGTTCCTGCTGACCCGGTTGCGGCAGCGTTCGCCCGGATGAACGAGTTGATGAACCGCGAACCCGACGGCCCGACCGGCCCTGTCCTGTGGCATCGGAGGCGACGATGAAACGCTCACCGCTGACACGTCGCACCCCGCTGGCTCGAGGCGGTCCGCTGAAGCGTCGAACACGGCTCGCTGCCATGTCGCCGAAGCGTCGCCGTGAACAGAACGAACGCCGGGCACTCGTGGCCCGTGAGTTGGCACGCCGCCCAACCTGCGAAGCCGGGCGGTCGATTCGTTCGTGGCGGCTTACTCGGTTCACCCCGGAGCAAGCCGACCGGCTTGACGCCGGATGGGGCTGCCTGGGATACGCGGCTGAACTGCACGAACCGTTGACCAGGGCGAGGGGCGGGTCGGCGCTCGACCCGGCCAACACCATTGCGATCTGCCGTCACTGCCACGAGTGGATTCACAGCCACCCAGAGGCCGCGACCTCACTAGGGCTACTTCGTCGGGCTTCCGACGGCTAGGCTGGGGGCATGACCATCGACATCGAACCGACCCGGCTGGCACGACGCTGGATCTTGGAGGACGACACGCGCCCGTGGACCGTCAACGCCGAGCGGTCGTGGCACTTCCACAAGCGCGCCGCCCATGTTCGTGAGTGCCGAGAACGATTCGGCTGGCTGGCCCTCGGCCAGCAGGTGCCCCGCCTGACCGCTGTCAAGATCGCAGCGGTGCCGCTCGCGAAGGACCGGCGAGGCATCCAAGATGTGGCGGCGTGCCTGCCTGCCGTGAAGGCCGCCATCGACGGCATCGTTGACGCCGGAGTCATCGACGACGACGACCCCAGGTTCGTTCACTCGCTCACGTTTCTACCGACTCAGGTTGTGGGCCGTGACGGTCTCCGAGTCGTCGTCACTGAGGTGCTCAGCGATGGGCATGAGTCGTGACCGGCGCGCTGCCGGGTTGGCAGCCGTGCGAGACCTCCGTCGCCGCCTCGCTGACGGCACCCTCGATTCGGAGCCGCCGCCGGACGACATTCCGCCGCATCCGCGGCACCGCCCCAACCGCCCACCCAGTCCCGGCTCAGGCCGATGGGCCGACCGACCCGATCTCAACTAGAAGGAGCAACTGATGACCCCCACCGAGATGACCGCCGCCATTCACAAACTGCTGGCCCAGGTCGCCGACCTGTCTGCCTCCCGCCGGGCAGCGTGGTACCAACTCAACAAGGCCGGTGCCCGTCAGCAGGACCTCGCCGCCGAGGCCGGTGTCGCCAAGCAGACCGTGTATCTGGAGATCCGCCGCCACCGGGAGGACGCCCTCGGGGAGCGTCGCCGTACGGGCGACTGGCGTAAAGCGAAGGCCGCGTCGTGAACGCCGTCGTGCCGCTCGTGCTCGGGGTGCTGGTGGCGGTCCTGGTCGTCGCGGGTGACACATGGCGGTCGAGCCGCCAGTGACGGCAGCGGCGCTGGTCGTGATGGCAGTCGGGACGGTCGCCCTGCTGGTCGCCCAGTTCTGGCTGCTGCGGAGGCGGTGAAAGAATCCGCACGAAAGGCTAGACATAGCCGGGGGAATATGTAATAATGAGGTCATGGAAGCAACCACCACCAAGGAGACCCATCCCGTGACCACCACCATCACCATCGGCCGCAAGTTCTGGGACGATCACATCTCCCGTGATCTGCCCGTCCCGACCGTCGTCACCTCCTCAACAACTCGCGTCGTCATCGTAGTCGAACCGGACTCCGATGGTTGGATCGAACTCGCCAGCGACGCCAACTTCTACAGCGACTTCACCCAGGACGAGGACCCGTTCCTCCGGGCCCTCGGCAAAGCCGCACTGCGACTCGACAACGCCATGTACGTGGCAGCGGAGCGGTACCGCAGCACCCACAGGGTCTAACCACCCACCCCTGGCTGGCAGCCACCGAGGTTCGAGGCCTCGGCAGGGACGAACCAACCACCAACAAGGAGAACCACATGAGCACCACCACCGAGCCCACCGCCGCCGACCTGCGTGAGCAGGCCACCCGCGACCGGCAGGCAGCCGACGACTCGTTCGACCGCTGCGACACCGATGGCTTCGTCAGCCAGTGGGCGCACGGCATCACCGCCGAGAAGAAGGACGCCGAGGCCGACCTGATCGACGCCGGAGGCGTCCACCAGTTCACGGCCCTCTACGACCTCGACGGCAACCTCGTGCCCGCCAAGCAGATCGTCGGCCGGTACGGCCCGTGCTGGGCGATCCTGGACGGCTGGGACTGGAGCGAGTCCCGGTTCACCGGCGAGTTCGTGTCCGACGCCAAGCGCCAGGCCACCTACGAGAAGAAGGGCTACCGGCTCGGCCTCGTGTCGGCCCCGGCGAAGGTCGTCACCCGAGGCTCCGGCAAGGGCTTCTCCGGTCTGACCAGCGTCCACGTCGCCTACGTCCAGACGGACTTCGGTACGCCGGTCCACGACGGCACCGGCATCGCCAACACCATCGACCTGTTCTAACCACCAACCACCAACCACCAACCAAGGAGAGAGCAATGCACAAGACACACGTAGGCAGCGGAGGTCCGACGCCGACGGAGCAGCGCCGCAAGATGAGCGGCCCCATGACCCTCAAGCAGCACTGGTTCATCCGCGACCTGCTGGCCGAGATCGATGACATCATCGACAGCGCCGAGCCGGGCGTGACCTTCACCGAGGCGGGAGACCTGATCGGCGTGCTCAAGTCCGCCCGCCACACGTTGACCCACCAGCCGAAGGCGGCATCGTGAGCGGCGAACCGGTCGACTGCGACCTGTGCCGCAGCACCGGCGAGTGCCAGACATGCGACGGCACCGGCGAACGGCGAGACACCGAGGACGCCTGCACCCCATGCGACGGCGAAGGCACCTGCGCCGAGTGCGACGGTGAAGGCACGGTCGAACCGTGGACACCGAGCGCCTGGGACCTCGCTGACCACGCCTACGCGAAGGCGGTCGACAAGTGACCGCCGGACATGCCCGCCGCTGCCCTGCCCAACTCGGTGACCTGTGCGCCTGCGGCTACGACGACCATCTGCTCCGGCAGGCCGAGAAGGCGTTCGACCGGCAGGCTGAACGACAGTGGACTGCCGGACGACTCGACGAAGATGGGTGCGACCAGTGACCGGCGTGATCGCTCACGAGGTGGTCGAGCGGCTGGAGGAGTTAGCGCCGCCCCTCACACCGAAGCAATACGCGAAGGTGCTCGCTGAAACGACGATCACCTACAGCGAACGCTCGCCACTCCTGGCTGTCCATCTCGGGCTCACGATGAAGGAATACCACTTGACGATGGGAGCCCTGCCCATCGGCACCATCATCGGGGCCAGTCAGAGTTCCTATCACCCATACTGGGGTCCCTCTACCACCAACATGATGTGGGGGGCATGGTCCCCCGACAAGTCACAGTGCCTGCATCTTGCGGGACCGTGGGAGCACGTCCCCACCCGCTCTCAATGGCAGACGGCGCTGGGTGCCCGCATCATCCATCCGACGCGATGGGAGGCGGCGTTCGCCTTGTATGCCGGGCTGATGGATCAGGACCACGAGGGTGACCAGTGACCGGCTGGTGGCATCACGCAGCGTGCGACGATGGCGGTGACCCGGCTGACGTGCGGGTCACAACCTGCCGCACCTGCCCCGTGTGGGAGCCGTGCCTGACCGAAGCACTCAACATGGAGGACGGTGCCGCGAAGCACGAGGTGCACTACATTCGCGGCGGCTGCCGATCCGGGCAACGCTGGCGGGCACTCCGCGACCACGGCACACCAGCCGCAGCGTTCGACTCACTCGCAGCGAAGGAACAACCCCTACGACAACGGGAGGCCGACCGTGGGCTTCGACCCCGACGCTGACGGCATCACCCTGGAGGAACTGCGCCGCATCCGTGGTGACGACCTGCTGCCCGTTCCTGAGCCGGACCCGGTGCCCCGCGAGGCCCGATCGAAGTGCGGCACTCGCACCGGCTACGTGCAGGGCTGCCGATGCTCACGATGCCGCCGAGCGCAAGCCGACTACGACCGCGACCGGCGGCGGTCACAAACCCGTCGGAAACCCCATTCCCGCCGGTGACGGCAGCGGCTACCCTGACATTGACAACTGACCTGTCGGCCCACTTCTTGGTGGTTGATGCGGCCGACCCGCTGCCTGCCAGGGCGGTGTTCGCTCACCGATCCTGGCCCCTGTCCAACTCCGGGGACCGTAGGCAGCCGAACCGCCCCGCCGCTGCTGTTGTGCGCCAGCCTGCGGCGGGGCGGTTCCGCGTTTCAGACGAGACTGGCGGAGTCGTCACCGATCGGCAGCACCCTCGCTGCCCAACCCTTCACGACAGCGAGGGCAGCGGCAGCCGCCGCGACTCCGGCGGCCTTCAGTGACCCGAGGTCACCAACGACCCACGTGGCGAGGAACGCCTGGACCGCAGTGGCGGCGGCTCGTTCGATCAGGTCCAGGGCTTGCTTGCGGGTGATGCTGCTCATGGGTGCCTCCAGGCGTTCGCGTAGCGGCCGATCCTCGGCCGGGTAGGGCACCCACTTTGCCACGCCGCGGCACCCCGGCGAGACCGGTTCACCAGCCCTCAGCCTTCCGGTCAACGACGAACGCCGGTGCCGCCATCGTCACACCGTGCTCCGGCGTCACCCAGAAACAAGCCTGTGCCGTGTCATGCGGGTGATGCTCAAACGCTGAGGTGGCAGCGTACTCGTCCCATCCCTTCGGGGAGCCGTTCACGACGAGACCGGAGGATGGGGCGAGCACCAACTGGTGCCAGTGCCCGATGCACATGATGTCGTGCGCCGTCGACGGGTTGCCCTGAAGGCGGGCCTGATGCCGTTTGATCGGCGGCCAGATCCCACCGATGCCGCCACCGCCACGCAC